GCGGTATCAACGTTGTACTTACAGCTCACGCTCAGATGAGAAAGTTTGAACAGCCTGACGAGCTGGGCGCTTATGACCGCTGGGAACTGAAACTCGGCAAGAAAACTTCTTCTCAGATATCGCCTCTTGTGAAAGAATGGGCTGATATGGTGCTGTTTGCAAACTACAAAACATATGCAGTAGCTGTGGATAAGGACGGAAAGAAGTTCAAGGCTCAGGGCGGCGACCGTGTTATGTACACCACACATCACCCTTGCTGGGACGCTAAAAATCGTGACGGACTTCCGTCTGAAATGCCTTTTGAATATAGTGGTATAGCTCACCTGTTTGCGTATACACAGCCTGCTGAAATGCCTAAGCCTGTGCCTGTACCGACAGTTCAGACAGCACAGCCTACACAGACCGCACAGACTGCCACACAAAAGTCGGACGAGCCTCTTACTGATCTCAGCGGCTTTGAGGACGTTGCACCACCTATCGTTATCCCTGATGGCATACCGAAAGCGCTTGCAGACCTTATGAGAGCCAACAACGTAAGCGAATCGGATATACGTCTTGTGGTATCTCAGAGAAACTATTTTCCTTATGATACCCCTATTACAAACTATCCTGACGACTTTGTACAGGGCTGTCTGATAGGCGCTTGGGAGCAAATGCTCCCGCTTATCAGAGAAAATCAGAAAGTACCATTTTAAAAGGAGGACAACACTATGGATAATTTTATGGAATACGGCTGGGAAGATGAGATAGTCAACGAGGGTGGGGACTTTGTCCTGCTCCCTGAGGGGGACTATGACTTCACCGTTGCAAAGTACGAACGTGCAAGACACGAGGGGTCGGCAAAAGTGCCGCCCTGCAATATGGCAAAGGTCACATTCACCATTTGGGGTGCAGAGGACAGCGTGGAGATAACAGAGAACTTCTTCCTCTGCAACAAGTTTGAGTGGAAGCTCTCAGCACTTTTCCTGGCTCTCGGCTTGAAAAAGCATGGCGAGCCGTTGAAAATGAACTGGAACGCTATCACAGGCAAAAAGGGCAAGTGTCACGTCTACGTTGACAACTACAAGAACAAGGACGGTGAGGACAGGCAGTCCAACAAGATTAAGAAGCTCTACGCCTATGACGAGAATGTGACGACCGTTCAGCCTGTTCAGATGCAGACGCCACAGTATAGCCAGCCTGCTCAGACAGGTGGCTGGAAAGCCGGTGCGTTCTGATGATGAATTTAAGACCATATCAAAACGAGGCTAAGCTTGCTATACTCGAACAATGG